AAAGAATACAAGCCCGATACGACTGAAAAAAGTGTTGCAGAAGCTTTGGCTGATCAAGATGTTGCTGTATTCATGGATCAGCATCCTATGATAAAGGAATTAATAAAATTATATGATGAGAACGGTTTAAATCCTCAACTTAAAATAACAGAACAATATGTAACTGATACGGCGGGGGAGACATCCAAAAGAATCATTGACGTTGACGTGATGGACAAGGATAAAAAGATTGCCCGCAAAGTTGTTGACTATGAAGTTAAAGAGGGGGATATTGATTTAATTAAAGCAGGTTATAATCAAGGGGATAGAGGAAAAATAACTACACTCGTTGATACACTCGCAGCATCAGAGGCAGAGGCGATAGCAGCATATGACTGGAACAGTTTCGTATTGGATAAACCAACTAAAGACACGAAAGTAGAAGTGAATGTGGATTTAAATAAGAATATTGATACCTATTTAGGATTGCAGGAATTAATGCAAAATAGTGGGGAATATATAACAACAAAAACTTGGCTTACGGATCGTGAGGAGAAAAATATAACGAATAGAAGTGTTAATAATACAATCGCTTTCCAAGTAAACCGGGTTCTTGATACAAAAGGTCCCGTTGACTTTGGAAAATCGAAAAAATTATTATTAGCACCTGCTCTACTTGCTGAATCCTTACTACCTGAAAACATGGCTAATAATGTTGCAACATCATTAGGTTTTGAAAACCTAAGAGCAATTGATACATTACAAGCTATTAATGATCTTGGAAACAGTCTAACAGTTCAAACTGTAAAAGAACTTTATCCCGTATCCAATAAGGATATTGACTTCGTAGAGGCTCAATATGCGAACATAGGTCAGACTAATGAATCTTTCGTAAATATAAGTGCGTATCACACCTCTCTAGGAAATTATAATCAATTACTTTTAGATGAGGTTGAGAACTTTAAGAANGAATCACTTTTCGCTTTTCCTAAAGGAACAATAAAAGATGCAGAGGCATTAGGAATGTTAGGAATAGAGAGAGACCTTATTTCTGATGCAGGAAACGCTGTTATCTATACAGATAGGGACGGTGTTCCCCATGAATTCTTTAACGCACGTGATTATGCTGAGTTTGCTGTTGCCGATAAACTATTAAAAGAATTTAACGAAAGCGAAGACTTACAAGCAACATTGGAAAATATTCCTATCTTGGCTAATGAAGAGAGANATAGTAATATCGCTGCGGGTAGTGAATTGAGTCATAGTCCTATGACGATTCTTTTCGCTAAATCTTTAAATACCCCTCGCTATAAAAAACTTCAAGATAAATTAAAAACCCAAATAGCTGAGGGAGGATTATGGCTTAAAAAAATCGTAACAGACGAGAAGTATGAATGGCCTGCAGATATAAATGATTTAATGAATGACGAGAAACATTCAGTTCAAGCTCTTGCATATGCAAATTTAGCTGCAGAATTTAGAACTATTCAAAAAATGGAAGATGGCGGTGATAAAAANAGNTTATTTGGAATATTTAGAACGAAAATGGGTTGGCCTGATCTTCAAATCACTGATGACTTCTTTGAAATATATCCTTACCTTATTGGACTTAAAAAATGAACCAGACTAATTATGCAATTCCAAAGAATGACGAAGAATTACAAAATTTCATAGACGGGAAGACACAACAAATATCACAAACTAAAGAAGATACGGTAGCTCTAGGGCAAGGATATAATAATGTCTTAATCGAAGAAGGTCTTGGCGAAAGACTGACTCAATGGAATAACGCTAAAAATCAAAAGAGAGTTGATTTAAGTGAAATGGTTGGAATTGACACACGTAACTTTGTGAATACAGGGGATACATCCGGTCTTGTTCCTCTTAGTACAGAAGCATTAATGGACGTGCAAAAAAACTTTAAGATACAGCCNGGGACNCAGTTAAAGATATTAGGCATAGGCCACGACGAAGTTGATTATTGGGCGCAAGTATTAATGCGTACTGCGGGAAATAATATAGAGGATAGAAAAGAATTTTTAACGAACTTCTTAGGTCATTTTTATCCTGGTAAAATTGACGTTCAGTATCTTGCTGAAATGAAAGATTCTCAAGGACAACCAGACGGAAAAAGAATAGATCAAATTACGTCTGCGTTTGGATTAGACATTGACCTGGCTCCAGAAACTTTAGTCTATAGAATTGGCGAAAGTGGAACGTGGCAAGTTGCCAATAAGCCAGGCGCATCGAAAGGGGATTTAGGTTACTTTACCCCCGACTTGGNGAAACTTCCTTTTGAGATTATTGGCTACCTTCAAGGAGGAGCGAGAGGAGCAGGGGTATATTCTGCGGTAATGGAAATTGCTTTACAAGCTGCCGGGGAAGCATTTAATATCGGTTTGGATCCTAATATGGAGATAGCGTCCGCTGAGGGAATAAAAGAAATAATTGCAGATGGAATAGTGGGGTCATTGGATGACGCCGCCATTTCTTTTGTTGCAACCGCTGGGTTGACGAAACTAACTGATCTTGCGTTTGGAATGGGTAATGCAATGATAATGAATACAGTGCGTCAATACTTACCTCCAAAATTAGTTAGAGAATATGAAAAAGCATTGCGAATGGGCAATACTAAAATTCTTACACGNCTAAATCAAAAAATAGCAGAAAAAATGCCGGGAAAAGANAAANTAACGGGAACGATAGGTCAGGAATTAAACAGTCCTTATCTTAAAGGTATAGAAAGATATCTTTTTGAATCTGACTCATGGGCGCAAAGTAAGCATACGCAAGCTTTACAAAAAAGATTAAATAAAACATATGAAATTCTCTATAAGTACCAAAGAAAATCATTGGGATTTGATGATGTAACAGACGAAGCAACAGCACTAAAACAAGCAGCAGAAGCAGTAGAAGCAGGAGGGGAAACTATAACATCATCTTTTGGACGAGATATATCATCAGAATTAGAAAAAAATATGGTGAAAGAGCTAGGGGAATTAAATTTAAAATATACTACTGGAAATCCTTTGGCTCAGCCAGAAGTTATTCAACTCTTTAATGTTTTTGAGGGTTTATTGGATGAGAACGGAAAATTACTCGATATAAATACTTTAGCGAAACAATTCAATATAAAGCCAGTCACTAAAGACGGGGAAATCATTATTCCAGAAACAAAACTAACCTCTGCCATTGAGCGAATAATCGCAAAAAATAAAGAGAACTATGATGTTGGATTAAAAGTTTATACAGACGCACAACAACAACTTTTTAAAGGTCTGGATCAAGAAACACTGGATAATATGGTTAAGCCAAGCTTATTTTCTAAAGAATTTTTTAAATTAGAAAAAGAATTTGATAATCTTTTAGTAAACATTAAGGATAGCAATATTCAAACGTTTTTAAAAGACTTCAGGTCAAAACTAAAGGACGGAAGAAANACCAATAATTTTTCNTTNCAACAAGTTCAAGATACNTTACGATATTTAAATACCCTCACCTCAGATGATCTAAGTCAAGTAGGTGGACAAGATACTATTAGACGATTGGCTAAAACTTTAAGATTGGATTTACACAAACAACTTACAAAAAATTTAGGAAAAAAAGAAACAAATAAATTATTCGCCATAAATGATCAAATTGTAAAATATAAGAATGACTTTAACCGAGGGGTTCTTGCAAAATTATTTAAAAAAACAGATGGGGGAATGATAACGAAATTAGTTGACGATGAAGTCGTCGATATGGTATTTTCATCTCCACTATTCACCACGGAATTTGCGGGTATCATTAATAATGTCNGNATGCTATCGGAAAAAGAAGCATTTCAAAAAGCTATTCTCTCGAACTACTATAAGAAAGTTTTTTATGAAGGTGGAAAAANTGTTAAAGATTCAAAAATTATCGGACAAAATGCAACTAAATGGATAAAAGAAAACGCAGAAGCTTCAGCTAGTTTCCTAGATGAGAAAATGATAAAGATGATGAGATACCCACAAATATTTAAAAATGCTCAAGCAATAAATCAAGCAGCAAAAGATAAAGCCCTAAAGGCCGTTCAAAATAAATATGATAATTTTTTAAATCTTGATCCCGCAAATTATTTTAGCTATTTCATAAAAAATCCAAATAGCTTTACAGACATTATAAAAATCATAAGAAAATCCGATTCCATGTTGGCATCAAAAATATCAAAAAATGTTAAGAATATCGGTTTTGATTATCTTCAAAGAAACATTACATCGATAGACAAACGAATAGGTATGGAAGTTTTTGATGGTAAAAAGATACTGGATTTTTTCTCCAATAAGTCAACTAAAGGAATGGCGCATAGAGATTTTTTTGCGTCTATCTTTCCTGAGATTGATGACTTCGCCAAGAATATGATAGATATAGGGGACTTATTAAAACTAATGGATGACCCTGGANATGACGCTTTTATGAAGTCAATGAGTGCAAATGATGAATTGCAATCGGGCCTTAAAAATATGATATTTGGACCTCTTAATAGAAAAAGAACTTTTATAAAAGGTATACAGCAACTTCTTAAAACTATAAATAAACGTTCTACTTTTAATGCACTATTTGACTATAATACATTTGTTAAAAAATATGAAAGTCTGCCGTTTAAATTATTATATCCACTTATAAGTCCTGATACTTGGAAAACTCCTGTTGCTGCAGAAGTAGAGGAACAGTTATTATCCCCAATTACCCCTGATTTGAATGTTGTAGTTCCTGCCATATATATGACAGTACAGCAAGGTTGGGAAAAAATATTACAACCGATGTTACCAAAATGAACGAATTAAATACACAACTGGCGGTGCATGAGGCGCAGGAAATGGAGAAGTGGAAACGCCAGAACGAAATTAATGAGAGTTTAAAAGAATTGGTCGAAAAGAATACTGAAGCGATAAACAGTTTGAATGTAACGATAGCGAACAGCAAGGGAACATTGAAAGCTTTAGGTATCATCAGTTTGATAGTAGGTATAATAATAGCTATATCAAACCTATCATGGCCGAAATAAGCAAGAGTAGACTAGGACGAGTAGCTGAACATTACGCAATCCAATGGCTGTTGAATCAAGGCCATCAAGTCTTTTATAACGTTCATCATACGGGGCCCATTGATTTAATCATATTAGAAGATGAGAAGCTCATTCCCATTGATGTCAAGACAGAAAGCCATAGAAAGAATAAGAATCTTAAAGAATATCAAACAAAAATTTTTAGAAGCCTTACGCAAAGGCAGAAAAAGCTTGGAGTTCGTATATTATATGTGGATATAAATAATAAATGTTACTGGGGTAAATCTGTTAAAGATGACTGAAGTATGGTATAAACTTCTAAACAAAGGAGGTTTCATATGAAGCTTTTAAAAGACCTTTGGGCACATCTAAAGGAATGGAGTGACTGGGGAATGAAAGANTGGATTAAAGCTGGTATCGTAACGATAGTTGTTCTGTTTATCTTATGGAAAATGACAGGCGGAGGAGCATAGTTACATGCTTCAATTCTTATTAAAACCTTTACTCGGCGTCGCCGGCGACGCCGTTAAGGGCTTTATTCAAACGAAAAAGGCGAAAGCGAAACAGAAAATAACAGAGATTAATGCCATTACAACTTTGCGTGAAAAGCAAATCGCAGGTGAAGTATCGTGGGAGGCGTCNGCTGTTGACCAAATGAAAGGGTCATGGAAGGATGAACTTATTTTAATCGTCCTATTGGTCCCTGCCGTTTTGGTGTTCGTGCCTGGAATGACGGAGCATGTGGAACGAGGTTTTATTGCATTACAGAAGCTTCCTGACTATTATAAGCATTTACTTTATATTGCCTGTAGCGCAAGTTTTGGCATAAAAGGAGTTGGATCAGCGGTTAAGTTCTTTCAGAAAAAATGATTANNCCCGAAAATCTGGATAAGTGGAGAATATTCCCTCGCCTATTAATTACGTTATATGGCGTGGCTTTTTGGAGAACAACAGAGTGGTTTATGCAACTCCCTGATCCTACTAACGCCCAGTCAGCTTTTGTGTCAGTAGTCGTTGGTGCGGGAGCGGCGTGGTTTGGCTTATATGTTGGAGGAAGCAAACAAGCTTCAGTAAAAGTGGTGAATAAGGAATGAACCTAGAACAACGGATCAAGCAACATGAGGGCTTTAGAAATGCAGTATATGAAGACACTCTTGGAAAACGAACAGTAGGTTGGGGCCATTTATGCCGTGCTGATGAAACTTGGGAAGATGATATGGAATATTCTAAGGATGTTCTTCAGCATTATTTTGACATTGACTTTGATATTGCTATTGCTGGTGGTGATAAGTTGTGTGGTAATATGGGTTTGCCTGAGAGAATTGAAGAGGTGGTTATTGAGATGTGTTTCCAGTTGGGGGTAAACGGGGTTTCAAAATTTAAAAAAATGTTGAAAGCTCTGCAAGTTAAGAATTATCGAGTGGCTTCGATTGAGATGCTGGACTCCCGATGGGCGAAACAAACTCCCGAACGGGCTAAAGAATTAAGTGAAACTGTAAGGCGTGAAAATGAAAAAGTCTAATCCCGTAGCGAAAGAGTTAAGAACACCTAAATATAAGCAACGATCCATTAAAAGTAAAAAAGTTTATGATAGAAAAAATATGTCAAAAGCATGGGATGAGTATGCTAAAACGTTTGTATTACAGAAGCATAGTGATAAATTTGGAGGTTGGCTTATTTATTATGGACCTAAAGAAGAATGGATGACGAAAGTAAAAGATGAAAATAATANTGTTTAGTATGGCAATAATTTCTGCTTTAAATATAATGGGATATACTATAACAACTTATGGACAAGACGAAGTGGATAAGGCGAATGATAACAAGGATCAAACGAAGGACTCAATGCAAATACTGGTTAAAGAATATTTACCGATAATAATGAGTATAGTGACGCTTGGAGTTGTCATATGGTTGTTAAATTGACAGGGAAATGATTAAGATATGGTTCTTACT